GCCTCAGTTGGTAATGCTCCTCCCTCTTCTCCTGCTGGTACTTCGGTTGGTTCACTAAATGACTCACCACCTGCCGGAGGAGGTGTAAATCCTCCCAATTCTTCACCACCACCAGGTGTTGTTTCAGCACCTGCGGTAGGAGTAGAACCTGAAGTATTTCCATATAATTTATCAATATTATCGAATATACCTGTTTTAGTAATAACTGTTGGTGTTGCCTTAAGTTCTTCACCAACCGCTCTTTCAATTCTTTGTTGTTGTAAATCTAATCTGATTTCTTCATCAGAGAATCCAAATATATGTTTCTTAGCCCAAGTTGATGATACTGGTTGAATACCATTTCCTGGGTCAGAAACTAAATCTTTGTATAATAAAACTTTTTCTTTCCAAACATCAATTTTTAATAAATCAGCTTGTGTTGATGGGTTAGTTAAACCTAACGTAAAGTTTTGTAATTCGTCTTCAAATCCAAGTAAAAATAAATGTACAATAGCAATTTTATTTAACTCTTGAATCATACTTTTTTGAACCCTATTAATTGTACGAGCAAAACGGATATCTTGTAAAGATAAATTTTTACCATCACCAACAACTTCTTCAAATCCTAAGAATGCTTTTGGAACACGAAGAGCCGTTAATAATTTCTTTTGAATATATTCAATATCTGCAATTTCTGATAAATTTGTTGCTCCAGGTAATGTTGTAATTGGGTCTGGTGCTGCAGGGTCACGAACAGGAATAAAATAATCTTGGTCAACCGCCATTTGGTTAAACCTCATATCCACATTACCAGTCTTGCTATCCACAACTTGTTCTCTTTTAAACTTGTTGGCTACTCGTTGTACATAAGCCTCAACGTCATCATCATTCATGTTACCAACAAATACTTTAAATAATTTTCTTTCAGGTGCACGTGATGTACGATAGATTAACATAGCGTCTTCACACAACAATAGTTGTTTCCAAATACGTCTTGCTTTTTCCAACATAGATGTACCATAAGGAAGTTTTCTGTCATCACCTAATAATCTAAAGTGAGCAATCTCCCATGATTGGAATTCCATATTTTTGTTCTTCCAAGTAAAATGTAAGGCTTTCTTATCTTTGTCTAATTCTTTTGTAATATCAACAGATATCTTTGCCGTTACCCCAACCTCATGACGTTCAATTTCAATGGTGGGTAATTGTTGTATACCAACAACACCTTTTTCAGGGTCTAATTTTAAGTAAACAAAGTTATCACCATACTTACAAGTGTTTCTTGTCCACATAGGTAAATTGGTGTTAATATCTAATGAGTTATTAAATAAATCGGCTAATACCGATTTAATTCTTTTTGACTCAGAATAAATTTGAAGAATAAAACCATCTTCATTTGTGGTTGTAGATTCTTCGGCATAAATGTCAAGTGCTGCAGAAATCTCAGGAGTATATTCCATCGACTCATAATCATACTGAGATGATAATCTTGATGGTTCATAATAAATTGCTTGAGAATATAAATTGTTTTCAACTTTGGCCCATTGATTTGTTAGATAAAAAGTTTGTTGAGCTTGTAATTTTTCCCTTTCAAAATCATCACGATTTTGAGTACGTAAAAGTTCTTGTTTATCAAACTTAAAAGTAGGGTAGTCTTGTTTTAATAATGAGTTTGGTCCAAATGTTTTTGAAAGTCTTTGCCAAACGGTTAAATTATTTTCGCTCATAAATCAATTTTACTTATTATCCTAATAATATAAATAGTTATTTACCACCAAATAACCAACCATATTTTTGATAATCGGCTTTGGTCGCACTTTGATTCATCATCTGACCATCTCTACCCATTTGAGGTACCATGGGATTAAAAAACTCTGAAGAATTTTTATTTTCACTAATTGTTGTTGCCCAAGAATTAATCATTGCTTTTGTGTGATTTGTAACCTTTTCAATTGATTGAAATGATTTCTCGGCGACATACATCGCCATCGATATTGACATAATACAATCATCGTGATGACCTTTTTGATGGTCAGGTCTTCCGTTAATATAAACAAAAGTATTCATCTCATTGTATAACCTACTTGAACGAACTTTAAATCCGTGTCTAAGGTTTTCCTCATAAGCGGCGATAATTTGAACTCTTTTATTGTTAAAATTAATACCAGGAATTTTTTCATTTATTTTTGGGTCCCATTTCCATTTATTTGATGTATCCACGTTATCAACATACAAACCAGATTGGTATCCCATCTCTTGTAATTTCCTTGCTGTTGAGACCCCCATACCTCCCGTTAAATCGACAACACAATACGCGTTGTACATAGTTCCCCATTTGTAAGCAACTTCCGCCAGAACGTCAGGTGGAAGTTTTCCAACATATTCCAAAACTTGTTCTCGAATATCAAAATCTATAATTTGAATACAAGAAAAATCCTCGGAATCTCCTCTTGAAACATCGACACCCATAACATACTTATGACCGTTTTCTGGTTCTTTAAAAATCCATAATCCACCACCCATCATTTTTGCTTGGGGGTCAGAAAGTTGATTTTTAGATATATTTTGCATTAAATCAGAATCAAATACGTTATCACCCGAACCTAAGAAGTTACATTCCAATTCCTGAGCAACTTTTCTTCGGTCAAATTTTAACTTCTTAACCATACCCTCAAACCAAGATGAACAAGGTTTATACCCCTGCTCAATATAGTCAGTAACTATTGAGTGGTCTCTTTCATATGGATTTGGCATTGATAAATCAATAACAACTTCATCAAGTTTATATTCTTCTCTGTTAAGTAAGAAGTGAACTAAATCATTTGTTTTAACCATATACAAATCTTTTGTATATCTTGGGTCACGATACCAAAACATCTCAGATATTTTGAAATCATTCATACCTCTTAAAGATTGGTCGTAAATTTCATAATAAATTGCGTCATATCCGTTTGGTGTTGAAACCACAATAACTTTACCACCCGTAGATAGGGACGCCATACAAGCTGCCCAAAAATCACCATCAGCTTCAATATATGCTGCCTCGTCAAATATTAATATGGTTGGGGTATAACCACGAAGAGCATCCTTAGATGTTGCAACGGCTTTAACCTCACAATTATTATTTAATTTAAAATGTCTTGCAGCATTTTTTTCTGGTGAAAAACCAATACCAACCCACGCAGGCCATTGTTCTGTAAACCCTCTAATCTTATTTGCCATTTCCACGGCAGTATCCAACTTATTGGCGATGATTAGAACTTTTTCTGGTTTATTTTTTTGGGCAAAAGATATCTTTTTTGATGCCCATGCGGCTGTAACAGTTGACACACCTGCCTGACGATACTTTAACGCAACATTTTCATTATATTTGTCGTAATCGTCAATTAAACTTACTTGGTCAGGAAAAAGGTCTAAGGGGACATACTTAGAAACAGTATTGTCGTATGTTTGTAAATAAGTACGAAGTGCGTAAGGAGTATTCCTCATACACTTCGTAAGTTCTATTATTAATTGTTCTTTAGTCACAAATAAATTTATTAAGGTCTCTCGATACCTAAACCACGTAAAAAGTCGTCTAAATCATCATCGTCATCATTACCAGAATCAATATTTTCTTCTTCTTTTTCGTTCTTCCAATTTTCAAAATCTTCTTTCACACTTTTAGCTTTATTCATGATTTCAACAAATTTTGACTTTGCTTTATTTACTTTAGAAGAATCTTCAGAAATTGCATCTCCAACAATACCTAAAATTTGTTCGGCAGGCATTTTGTATAACTCAATTTTAAAAAAAACAATTAAACCTTTATTTTTTGTATCAAACATTTCGTCAGGTAATACAAATCTTAATTGTTCAACAATTTCAGGTCCAATTCTTAATTGCATTGGTTCATTAGCCAATGTATCTGTTTGTCCCATAACTTTTTGACGCATTGAAGGGTCTGTTGGTAATCCGTGTCTACCTGTCGCTTCTTCTAACCCTTTAATAATTTCATGACATAAAATTGGGAAGATTAAACCTGTTGCAGTAATTTTAGTATCTGGTTGGTATTCACCTTCTTCACCACCTTCTTCTTCCTCGTCAGCATCACCTAATTCAACTTTACCCGCAACACCTTGTCCTGTCTGACTCATCATTTCAATCATTTTTTCGATTGTAAAATACAAGAAATCGTTAATTGCCATAATCCACAAATAATCACCATACAATGATGGGTCAATCGCATCTAATCTTGATTTAACTTCAGGTTTTTGGAAAAGGTAATGTCCTTTTTTCGCTGAGCCTTGAATGATGGCGTTGATTATATTTCTTTTATGTTTTTCTAATTCTAAAATTTCTTCATCAGTTAAATCATCAATATCAAATGAAGGATATTGTGGTTGTTTTGGTTTTTCTTCATCTTCTTCGTTATCCTCATCTTCAGGTTCAAACCTAAAATTACTTGTATCTGGCATACCTAAAGTTGCCTCAATTTGATACCAATCAGAGGGAACTTCGGCCTCTTCTAACGATGCTTCTTTAGCTAAGTCAATAAGTTCTTGAGTGTGACGAGATTCAATTCCCATAACTGAACGTGTTTTGTTCATCATTTCACCTATCAACATTTGTTGAACTTGTTTTGAACTTAAATCTTGAATATCCGTAACATCTCTTAATTTATCTGCAACTTTTTGAAATCTTTGACTAACTAATCTTTCTACATCTTTAACCCCTTTTTTCATTGCAGGATTTTTAGCATACAATCCTTCAGGACTTGCTAATTTTCTTTCCAAATTTGGGTCCATTCTTTCAGGAGTATTCCCGTAATCTATTTGTTCATTAAATTTCTTTGCCATCTTATTTTTTTAACATATTTAAAATTACGTCAATAATTTCTTCTTTAGCGGTTTCAGGTGAAATTTTTCTAGCCTTTGGTGCTGGATTTTCTCCTGGATTTGGGTTCTTACCCGGATGACTAGGCTTTGATGGCTTAGTTGTTGGTTTTGTTGTTGGTTTAGTCGTAGGTTTTGGTGGTGCAACCGCAGGTTCCGCTTCCATAATATAATTCATCAAATCACCTTTAGTAATCTTTGGTGGCATATGTTTTTCAACGATTCTTATAATTTCGTTCTCCAAAAACAAAGATACGGGATTTTTTCCTTCTTTCAATTGTTTTTTTACTTCTCTAACACATCTTTCCCATTTTCTTGATTTTTTAGGACCAACTTGTGAATGACAAATAGCCCAAGGATTTGGACCATCTTTCTTTTCTTCAAACATTCCCATACCGTCTGTTTCATCACCAAATCCATCATCAGATGAAGGACCTACTTGATGAGGGTCTTGAGTTTCAGTATCTTTATTTGGGTCTAAGGTTACTTCTTCTTCTTCGTCAATCTCACCCTCTTTAGTTGTAACCATAACTTTTTTAGTTGATGGGTCTTGGCTGATAACAACTCCATTAACTTCTCCACCTTTTGGACCAACTTCATAAGTTTTTTTATTTGGGACTTCAGTAACTTGTTCTCCCAATAATTTTGAATGTAATACGTTAATCTGTGATTCAGTTAATTTTAAAACAGTTGTTGATGATAAACCTTTTTCAACTAACTCTAACGATTTTTTATTATTTTTCATACACTACTTTATTTTCAAATTCTAAGATTAAATCTCGTTCATAGAGAATATCTTTTATTTTTTGTTCCGGAGTACCATATCTAAAAACCATTCTTTTTTTGGTTTCGTACTCGTCAGGCTCCCACGCTAAAGCAACGACATCGTCAATTGCATCTACCATAGAAAAAAAATCGGAGTTTTGAATCAATTCCAACTTTACATTAGTATTTCTCAAAACTCCTACTTTTTTTATGTGTTCTAAATCAGGTGGAGTTGGGTAACCATTCGATGGTTTACTCTCCCATAACTCTCCCCAAACTTCATCTAAATTATCTGAGAAAATAAATTCGTAAAGATTGTCTCCTTTATAATTAGGACCAAGACCATTCACGAAAATTAAATAACTCATATAATAAATCCTTCAGGTGAAATTCTTACTTGTTCTTCTTTATTTTCAAAAACCAAATTTTTCTTATTGGTAATTCCTACAAATTTAAAACCTGTACTTTCCTCTAAGAATTTTTTAGCTGCTAATTCTTGTTCAA